AATACCTTCTTTGATAACTGGTGTACCATCATCAAGTAGAATCTCATTAGTTTCCCAATGATGAATAGCATCTCTTTTATCGGAAGTATAGACTTCATCTACATAATCTTCTAATTGTTGTTGCTCCTTTGGCCACTCTTCATATACGTCAGTGATGTCATTAATTAAGAGGATTGCCCAATCTAGTTTTGGATCATCATATAATCTTCCTGCAAGTGTAGAAGGAGTTTCTCCAACTCTAATTGAATATGATTCAAAAAGAGTTGTATATTGATTTAAATCGGGTCTTGCTTTAATTTTTCTAAAAATATTTTTAACTAACCGATATTTGAATGCCTCATCATCTTCGACACCCTCACCAATGTATACATTAGGAAAATAAGAAAAATATCCTGACATTTTAGTACCCCTCGTCGATTTGTCCTTGTGTTACAAGTTGAGTTTCTGTAAATCTACAATTCACGGTAACTGCAGGAACTTGTAATGGTTTACCTCCATCTACACCCAGTTCTGCATTATAGATTGCATTATATTGACCGTCTGGAGTGTAATTTACATCAATTCCAGTACATACAGATGTATGGATTTTATGATGAAGATCTGCACTTATAGTTGAACCATCTCCATTAGGATCTAAACGAATAAATTTAATATCAAATTTGTCTGGAACTTCGAAGAAACGAGCAGCATTAGCACCTGCTAGTTTTTCATCAATTTTACCAATTATATCATCGAGGGTATCACCAGCATCACCAGCATCAGATCCTTTTTTGATACCAGCACTTGTTGATGATCCGTATATCGGTAAAGCACCTTTTTTCAGATATTTTATAATATGATTAATTTCCCTAGATTCTGCATCATCACGAGCAAAAAACTTAAATGAGAACATATGATTTCTAAACTGCATATTACTGTACAATTGCTCAGTGTAAGGGTTGAAAACCTTTCCTTTAGACAATGCCAGTATATCATTTGCAGTAGCATCACCTGCTAGTCCTAAAAATTGTGAAGCACCAGTAGTAATATCTGATATGGTGCTCATTGTAAATTCTGGCAATGCATCACTAGCAGCTTTCTGTAATGCTGCAGCAGCCGAGTCAAAACTGTTAATATTCAATCCAGTAGCTGCTGCTATTCCAGCAACTCCTACGTTAACTTGACGATATGTTGGTTGATATTGAGTTGAGAGATTCTGAGGCATTGCGATATATACCCGATCAGGATTACTATTCATCGCAACTGAATTATTAGGAATATTCAATCCATAATAAGCAGAACCGTTCTGATCATCATACTGGATTCTCTTTCGTTGAAACATTACATAGTCAACATTCCTTGTAGGATTCTCTACAGAACTGTTTCCAGTAGCGGGTGGGCTTAGGGGGTAACGATATATTGTCAACTTTTCTACCTAAATACTACGTGACTTGTATGTATTTATGAGATATCGAGGTAAGTATCGTGTTTCTAATCCTAGGAAATACAAAGGTGATCCACGAAACGTGGTATATCGCTCCTCATGGGAGTATAAATTTATGCAATGGTGTGATTCTCATCCTTCTGTAGAAGAATGGGCTAGTGAAGAGATTATTATACCTTATATTTCACCTGTTGATGGTAAACGACATAGATATTTTCCAGATTTTTACGTTAAAGTAGGAAAAAAGAAATATATTGCAGAAGTTAAACCATCCAAGCAAACGAAAGAACCAAAAGCTCAAAAACGACATACTAAAAGATATATAAGTGAAGTTATGACTTATGCTGTAAATCAAGCAAAGTTTAAAGCAGCGACTGAGTTTTGTAAAGATCACGGTTGGGAATTTATGGTAGTCACAGAAAAGGAACTTAAAATCTAATGGCAATCCCTACACCAGGTTTCGCAAGATACCCTTCATTTCAGGAGTTTATATCTAAAACAAAGGGCAAAAACAATGCTCCTAGTTTTACTAATTTATTTTCGGTAAGATTTGTGTCACCGCCGATGATGCAATACTCAGTCCCAGTAACTACTATGGGACCATTACAAGAAAACCCACCAGGAAGTAGATTCGATGTTAATCAAACTGGTAATGATTTGAGTTGGTTACTTGATTATTATGCTGATACTGTAAATCTTCCAAGTAAGCAGGTTACTACTTCACAAACTCCTTATGTTGGATCACCATTTAAGTATGCAACAAATACAGCATATAGTCAGATTAGTATACAATTTAGAATGCCACGCTCTCAATATTCAAGAAATTACTTTGAGAGATGGACAACTATGATGGCAAGCGATAGTGAGCAATATACAAGATGGTATAAAGATTATACTTCTCCTAAAATGATGATTTACAAGTGGGAAAGAGGTGGTGGAGGTTTAGCAGTTAGTGATCCTGAGTTAATTGCTGCTATAAGAGAAAGTGGATCAGCAGATTTATTACTAGCAAGAAAGTACCAATTAACTGCTGCTTGGGAACTTCAAAATTTATATCCATATAATATCGGTTCGGTTCAATTAAATAACTCTAATGCCCAAACAATGACTTTGAGTGTTGGTTTTTATTATGAGAGATACCGTTTCTATACTGCTGATCAGTTTGACACTGACACTATTAGCTATCTTACTCTTCCTGCAAATGCAGATAATGTTACTACCAATACAACTTCTAATAACCAATCACTTTTAACGTCTATCGTTAACGCAGCATTAACCGTTACTGGTATCACCTAAATAAATGTACTGATGTGAATTTTATGGCATTACCTAAGATTAGTGTACCTAAGTACAAATTGAAACTACCCTCAGACGGTAGAACTGTGAGTTTCAGACCATTTCTTGTAAAGGAGGAGAAAATACTTCTCTTAGCTACTGAGAGTGGTGAACAAGCTACTATTGTTGAAGCAATCAAAGATATTATCAAAGATTGTACAGACATTACCGATGTAGATAAACTTGCTACATTTGACATTGAATTCGTTTTCTTACAGATTCGTACAAAATCTGTTGGTGAAAGTGTAGATGTTACTGTAGTTTGTCCTGATGATGAGGAAACTACTGTATCCATCTCGATTCCTCTAGATGAAATCAAAGTGAAGAAAACTAGAGGGCATAAGAAGGAGATTAAAATCTCTGATGAAGTTGCTATTACGATGGGATACCCCAGTCTTGAAACATTTGTTCAAATGAATTTTGGTGATGAAGCTGGTGTTGATCAGGTTTTTGATATGGCAGCAAGTTGTGTGGAATCAATTTCTGATGCTAATCAAGTTTATGATTGTTCTAACATTCCTCAAAAGGAACTGCTAGAATTTTTTGATCAACTGAATAGTAAGCAATTTATGATGATTCAAGAGTTCTTTGAGAAAATGCCTAAATTGACCCATACTGTTAAGGTTACTAATCCTAACACTAAGGTTGAAAGCGATGTTGTATTGGAGGGTCTAGCGAGTTTTTTCGAATAGCTCTTCTTCACACCAATCTACAGGCTTATTATGAAGGAAACTTTTCCTTAATGCATCATCATAAATGGGATATCGCTCATATCGATAATCTGATGCCTTGGGAAAAGGAGATCTATGTGAATATGTTAGTCAATTTCCTTAAAGAAGAGGAACGTAGAATGAAGGAGCAAAAAGCAGCTGGTGGCTAAATTACAAACCTACAAATTTGTAAATCCTGGAGTTTCAAATGTGAAATCTCCAACAGTTGCTGCTGTAAGAAAACAAACCCTAGCATTGAATAGACTAGGGAGTACGATCTCTGGAATAGGAAGTGTTGTTAAGGATATAGAAAATATTTCACTTGCTCAAATTAAGAATGATCAGTTAAGAGCAAAACTAGAACGTCGCAGAGAAAGAAAAGAATTAGATCAGGCGGCAGAAGAAGCAATAGAAAATAAGAAGTTAGCAAAAAGTAAACCTAAATTAAGCAAAACATCTTTAAAGATTGCTAAGGGTGGACTTAGTTGGATAGAAAAATTTTTAGCACCCATTGGAAAATTTCTTGGTTGGATAGCTAAAATTGCTATTACAAAGGAAGTACTTGAATGGGCATCAGATCCTGCTAATATTGAGAAGTTATCAGATTTTCTAGAGAAGACGCACTTTGTTTTTTCTAAATTATTTGGTTGGGCAGCAGGATTTACCAACAATATTCTAGACGGATTTTCTTCTTTAACGGATCCTAATGGGACATTTATAGAAAGGTTAGGTGGTCTTGGATCTATAATGAAGGGTTTGATCGGGTTAAAATACCTGATGAACCCTTTCAGTATTATTACTGATATTCTTTGGTTAATCGATTTACTTACTGGTAAAGGTGGAGGAGGAGGAGGTAAAAACCCTAAAAACAGGAATAAAAACAAGAATCCAAATAATAAATACAAACCAAAAGGCAGACCTGGTGAAGGACTTAGAAATAAAGTTACAACAAGTGGGGGAAGATCAACAGGACCACTTAGCGGAATTAGAGAATGGATAAAAAAGACTAAACGATTCTTTGGGCAAAAACCTGTTGTAAGTGAAGGTGGTAAAGCTGGTGGTGGTTGGTGGCGAAAACTATTTGGTGGTAAAGGTGCTGATGTAACTACAGGAAAAGGTGGTGCCCCAAAAAAACCTTGGTGGAAGGAACTATTCAAGAAAAAGAATTTTACTAAAGGAAAAGGTGGCACAGGATTTAAGGGTAATACTACCGTCACGACAGGGATGGGTGGTAAAACTGGTAGTTGGTGGTCTAACCTATTCAAAAAGGGTAATGTAACTACAGGTACTGGTGGAATTAAAGGTAATTGGTTTACTAAACTAAAAGGAAAAGTTCCAAAGATCAGTGGTGGTAGTCTTGCATCAGGTGTTGCTACCCTTGGTGCTAGTGTTCTTGCTGATTATACTCTTAATTGGGTAGCGGATAAGTTAATTCTTGAACCGATGGACCGTGCCATCGATAAGAGTATGCGTAATAATATAGATGGATTGATTGAAAAGCATGGTAGAGAAAAGGTAATTAAAGGGTTAGAGGCGGATATAGCTAAAGAGCAAGCAAAAACACCCATAAACTTCTGGGCAAATCTAGCCACCTTAGGATATGGTAGTATCTTTGTTGGTCCTAATGATAAACTTATACAAAAACGACAAGCAGAACTTGCTTATGCTAATGGTCAATCAGGAGAAGAAAAGAAGAAGATTGAAGTAAAAAAACCGAAGACTAAGAAGACTAATTGGTTTAGTAATCTATTTGGTGGTGGTAAGAAGCAAGAGACACCAAAGAAACAAGAGAAAAAGAAAGAGAAGAAGAAGACAAGTTGGTGGTCTGGTCTTTTCTCTAAGAAAAAACCTGAAAAGGAAGAGAAGAAAAAGAAAGGTTGGTGGCCTTTTGCAGAGGGTGGAGAACTTCCAGAATACTTCCTTGGCGGTCTATTCAAAGGTGTAAAGAAAGCTGTTAGTGGTGTATGGAAGGGTGTAACGAAAATTGCTAGTAATCCTATAGTAGGTACTGCATTATCATTCATTCCTGGTATGCAAA